TTCGATGATATTGGCCGCCGGTTGCCAAAAATGCCACCCGCCGGCCCCCTCGGTGAAACACAGCGACGAATCAACGCCGATCCAGATCCGTCCCCCATGCGATCCGAGAACCTGGCCAGCCGGGGGCGACTCGAACCGGTGCGCCTCGCTCGCCACGGGCCACGACACCCCGCCCCAGGCAACCGCCTCCCCGTCCTGGATAAGCCCCTTCTCCAGACCATTGCTCCAAAAGACCAGGTCATCCAGATCGGTCCAGGCCACCCGCCCAAAGGTCAGGAGAGACATCAGGGCACGCGTGGAGTTTTCCCCGAGGACTTCGACCAGCACGTCATCCTTGACGGCATAATGCCCGCCCAGGGAAGCATCGAAGCCGTCGCGCCAATTCCCGGACTCGACCCGCACGCAACCGGGCTTGGTGCGCCAACGCCGGCCGCCGTCGACAAAGTCGACATTGACGGCCAACGCGGCTTCCCAGGCGCCGCTTCGGGGATCGAAAATCAGGGACTGGGGAGCGGAGACGGTATTGAGGCCCAGGCACCGGGCAAACCGGAGCGATTTCATGCGAGCGCCTGGAAATGCAGTTCGGAGGATCGACCCGTAGGCGCGATATAGCCCGTGGCCACGATCGCGCGCTTCAGCTCCTTGATGCCGGCTTCATACAAGGCACGGTATCGATCGGTGTTCGGTTTTCCCTCCACGGCGTCTTCTATGGTCTCGAAGGCCATGGTCAGCATGCCGTTGACGAGCACGTTGCGCCGCAGTTCACGGGGAATCCCTTCGATCTCCGTGGCCGCGATATTCACGTTTGTTGCGGTTTCGTCGGCAACCGCTTCCTCGACGGTACACGTGGTTTCGTCCGCTTCCGCGACGGTATAGGCCCCGGCATTCAAGGCACTGTCCGTGTTGAACAGGTCTCCGGCATGGAACCTGGCGAAGAGCGGCGCCGTGGCGGAAAGTCCCTTGGTCGCGGCCGAGAAGGTGACGCTTCCCGCCACCTGTTCGAGGGTACGCGGCAGTCGGAAATAGCCGAGTACCAACGTTTCTTCCGCGTCTGCCTCGGGCCAGAGATGCAACGTGCTGCCGGCTGCGGCCACCACCCGGACCGCGCCGGGCGGTGGACAGCCCAGCCGCAACCCCTTGATCTTCGCGGAGGTAGACACGACAAGCGGCACGCCATCGCCGTTTTTCACGGCAAACAGGTCCCGCTGATAATCGCCGGGCAGCGCCACGGAGGTGGCGCCGGCCGGCACGGTGATGGTTGCCGTTTCCTCCAGGTCGGGCAGGAAAACCCGGGAGGCGGCCAGCCGCAGCATCTCGTTGGCGTAGTCGATCAGCTCGGGATCGCCGATGTCACACGCCCGCAAAGGCCGCCGCACGGCCGCCAGCAGTTCAGGAAGTCGCATCGCCTGCGTCCGTCGTGGACGTGGTGGTGCCCGTCGTGTCCGAACTTTCCGCGCTGTCCGTGGCGCTGGTCGCCACTTCTTCCTGGCCCAACAGGGAGTAGGAAAAACGCCGCCGGCCCGGGACGGCTTTGACCCCGCCTTGGTCCGCCGCCGTATAACCCCGGATCGCCGCTTTTTCGAGCACTCCCAGGTACGGCTTGGTCAAAAGCACTTCCTTGTCACGCTCGACGCTGACGATTCTGCCGTTATGGATCAGCTCCACACGGTTCGTGCCACCCGGGCCCGAATCGGAATTGATAACCACCCGGTAGCGCGTTTCAGTCTGGGCCGTGGTCGTTTCGGTTTTGGCCATCAGAACAAACCTCCTTACAGGGTATCACCCGGCACGGCGCCGAACAGGCTGGCATACGTCACCGTAATATTCGTGGCATCCAGGGCCGTGGTGCCGGCCACAAATTCCGAAGTCGACGCGTTGGCCACGGTCACGGCGCCCCAGAGACACGCGCCGTCGTCCGGCTCGGGGATCTCGGTCTCGCCGTCGCCGTCCGCAGTCACGCCGACCACCGAAACCGTCCCATTCGTGGTGATGGTCAAAAACGCCGTTTTCGTGGCCCCGGCCGCCACCGTGCCCAGCCCGGCCAGGGACAGCGTTGCTTGGGCAGCCTTGCTGCCGAGTTTGCCGTTGATGGCATAGGAAAAGGCCGCCGCCAGGGCATCGGCGCTCCCGGCGGCCTTGATGCCCAACCCCGGGGCGGTCATCGCCCCGGAGCGCAGATATCCCAGGACGACAACCTGGTCGGCCCGGGGGAATCCATCGATCATGCCATGCATAGTTGCTCCTTATTCGGACACGGCCGCTTCGCCGCGCACGATGTGCAGGTCCTGCAAAATGACCGTAGCGCCCCAGGTCTTGTAGCCGACGCTTCCCCGCTGCCCGAGCGGATCGGACTTGGACGGTTTGTTGGGCTGCTGGACCAGAATCTCCACCGGCACCACCATTTCGCCCTTGTTGTCGGCGTTCTGCATCCGGTAGCCCTTGAGGGGTACGTCGGCGTAGGCATTGGCGCCGAGAACCAGGAACGGGTAGACGTCGCATTTGGTGCCGCTGGTCGAAGCCAGCCCCGTGCTGACGGCGCCGCCGGCATCCTCGTAGGGCAACAGCAGATTCTGTTCGATAAACCGGATATCCTCGATCGCGCCGATCTCGTTGATGTAGGGAGAGATCCCGGAATAGTCCTCGACCGATTTGAAGCCGGCGAGGTCCTGGATGTCCGGAGTCATGGCCGGATGCACGAGACCGATGAAGGCGGGCTTGACCGACACCGTGCCGTAGGCATTGGAGCTTTTCAGCATCTTGGTGATGCGCGAGGCCCGGGCGATCTTCAAAAACTTGACGATCTTGCGGAGCATCACCTTGGTGACCTTGGTATTCACGTCGCTACGGTATGACCCGTTAGCGAACATGACGTTCGTCCCGGACAGAAGGTGGGCGATACGGATGTTTTCGAGCATTTCGCTCGCGGACTCGCCGAGCAACCCGGAAAATTCCCGCAACACCGGGTCCTCGTGGGTATCCTCGACCACATCCGTAAGTTCAAGCAGATCACCGTACTGGGTAATATCGACGTAGATATCGGTAATCTTCACTTTCCCAGCCTTCGGGGTCACACCCTCGAGCAACGGCTTGGGCGTTGATCCCCACGGATATTCGTATCGCCGGAACTTCTGTTTTTGACTTTTGTTCTTCGGCATGGGCTTGGTCTGCGCAAACAGACTGGTGACCATGTTGACCTTGGCGCGTTCCAGGAATTCTCCCGCAATCATCACCCCGGTCTCTTCCGAAATGTCACCGTACTTACTGAGGGCCATACGATCCTCTTATGCGTCTCCATAGACGACATCGTACGCGGCTTTCACGCCGGCCTTCGCACTGTCGCGATCGGTCGCCAGACGGGTGGTACGGTTGCTGTCCACCCCTTCGGCGGCCTGAGCGCGACGCCGCGCGGCCGGATCGATAACCGTCTTCGGAGATTTCGCTTGCTGCTTGTATTCGGTGAGAAGCGCGTTCACCTGGCTTGCACTGCCTTTTTGCAGTACAGCCACACGGTCAAGCGCCGCTTTGTACGGCAGGCTTTCGACCCACGTCTTGACGCCGGCCAGATAGGCCTGGGAGGTTTGCACGTCGCCGGGATCGCCCGTGACGAACCCGCGCATTTCAGGATGCGCGCTCGCGATCCGTTCCAGGTGTTCCTGGCGTGTCCGAGCTTCGGTCTTGGCCTCGACGCCCTTGATGCCCTTGTCCATTTGTGACCGGAGCATCGCCTGATCCAGGCACAGGGCCGCCATATCCGGTCCCGCGTCCCGCAACAGCCGGCGGGCGCGATCGCCAACCGCGCCGGCCAAGCGCAACGCCTGGGACAGGTCTGGATAGAGGGAATCGAACTCGGCTGCGTCCGAGGCCAGGCTTTCCGGGATCTCCACGACGGCCGGTTTTTCCGTGGCATTCGGCGTCGCATCCGGAGGCGTTGCGGGTTTTTTATCCCGCAGTTCGGTCACCTGGTCGTTTGCCGCCTTGAGGCGTCCTTCCATGGTGCGCAACTGCTGGCGCAGCCGCTCCACCTCGTCGTCTCCGGCGGGACCAGGTTCGGACGACGGGGACTCTTCCGAGGTTTCGCCGTCAGGCGTCTCGTCGGGACCAGGTTCGGGGGCAACGGCAGATTCGTTTTCGTCCTCCGCATCGGTTTCCGACGTCGTCCCTTCTTCCGAAGCCTGCGACGGCTTCGGTTGTGGCGCATCCGGGAGCGTAGGACTCTCTTCCCTGGAGGAGGTTGTGTCATCCCCGTAGACTGCATCCAAAGCCGTATCGAGGGCCGTGCTTTCTTCCTGCGTCATATCCTGCTTCTCACCAGCCATAAGTCCTCCAGTTGCGCCAGGTGCCGTTTCTTCCGGGCCTGGTCCGTCGGGTCCCTTGCGGGAAGCCGTTTATGATTGCCCGTCTTCTTCGCGCTTCCGCTCGGAAGTCAGGGACTTTTTCAATCCGCGCAAAGCTTCGATCCGGCCCTGCACACGTCGGAATTTGTCCACATCGCAGTTTTCCAGCTTTGTACGGGCCTGGTCGATTTTCACATCAATCAGATCCATGAACGCCTGAAAACAGGGACTCAATTTGAATTCCGACAAACGGAACAAGCAGTCATCCTCACCCGTCATCGCCGTACACCTTGCCGAATGCCTCGGACACGCGATCGGACTTTGTCTGCAAATCCATGGACTCGATCTGCAACGAAACGCTCGTCTCTTCCTTGCCGCCTTCATCCCTGGATGTGACGGAGGTACATTTTGCCTTGCACAACAAAAAGACATACCCGCCGGACTTGAAATCGCTTTGCGTCCGACCGAGCTTTTTCAGGGACTGATTGTCGAGACACAGCCCCAGCCCCCAGGGATACTTGCCTTCGTCCAGGGCCATAGGCTTTTCCCGGCCATTCTTCTCGGACTTGGTCAAAGCCATGTTGGTCAGCTTCATGCTCATGCCGCCACCTCCAGACCCTGGGCAGGGAGCGCCTGGGGCTGCTGCGCCGGACCAGGCGTGGCCTGGCCCTGCGAAAGTTCGGTCAAAACCTGGGCAAGCAACTGTTGCAGGGACTGATCCGGAGGGATGCCACGCGAATTCATCTCGTCGAGCAAGGTTTGGAGCTTCGACTGTTGCTCGGCGGAAACCTGCATCTGCATTTGCTTTTGCTTGTTCTGCTCAATGGTTGCATCGTCGAAAATAATGCCTTCCGGAATCTCCATGGAAACGGCAATCGCACGAAGTGCCTTTTGCACGTTCGTCATCATCAGAAGATCAGGGCTCTGCATGACGATTTGCAGGAATTGAATAAGCCGTTGCGACTGGACTTCCTTGGCCATGAGCGCCGTGGAACCAAGAGCCTTGATGTTGTAATCGCCCTTGATATCCGCCCGGGAATTGAAATCCATGTTCCAGTGATAGAGCGCGGTGATAAACCGCGAGGTCACGTCGTCGTCGAAGATCTTGATCATCTCGGCCAGGTTGACCGACATGGCGGACATGAGCATGGACAGGCCGCCCAAGGTCTTGGCGGCATCGGAGACCTTGCCGTCGCCATTGACCCAGCGTGGAACGGTCTGGTTGTCTCCGGCATCCTCAAAGGCCTTGAGCATGGCCAGCAGATCGGGAATGCGGCTTTGGGCCTGGAAAAACGCGATCGCGCCCTTCATGTCGTCCGTGTCCTCAAACTTCAGGATCTTGAACGCATGCAGGCTTCCCGGATCATCGCTTTGGGATAGGGCCGTGGTATTCACCCCGACAATGGGGCCGGCACTGATCGAAGCATTATCGATCATGGCCCGGACAATGGCGGCATAGGCCTCTTGCTGGTGCCGCATGATGCGCGGGATACTTTCGCCGCACAGTCCGGATTCGTCTTTGGAAAGACAAAAGATTTGGTAGGGATAATCCACGCCGCGCAACGGGGCGCGCACGGCTTTGATGATGCGGTCGCCGAGCAGCCAAACGTTGCAGAAATAGTCTTCTTCCAGGGGATCGTCGCCCATCTCGACGCCACATTCCTGGAGTTCATCCCCACGCAACCAGCCCCAGCGCTCCACCACGCGGAACCGATTCTTGATTTGACGGCTGTTATTCTTGTCACCCAACAGCCGCAATTCCGACTCATAGGTGCGCTCGACCGCGTCCCCATCCCGGTTTTGCTGCAAGTACTCCCGGATCACGCCCCCGAAAAACGACTTCCGTTTGGCCAGGTCCACAACCTCGCCATACACCATCAGATATTCTTCCCAGAAACGCCGGCAGGACTGCAGGTCCTTGGCTGTCATATCCCAGAAGACGTTCCAGACGACCACATCCCGGAAATAGGGGCGCAGCTCGACCGGAGACTCGTCGAGCACCCAGGCTTCCCGGGTTTCGGCCAGACCGCCCGCACCGGTGGCCGCAATGGCTTTGAGCTTCCACGTCTTGCGCGTGCGCTCATCGACCAGAGGTCCTTTATGCACGCCCATGCCGTACATCGCGGCCGAACGAACAACCTTGCGCATGGTCGCCCGATAACCGGACTTGTCCGGGGCTTCGGCCAGCTGGTCGGCCATAACCTTGGTCATGGCATCAATGCGCTGTTTTACCACGGCATCGAGCAGGGTCTTTGCCGCCGCGTCTCCCTGCATCTGCCGCACGGTATCGACCAGCCCCATGACATCCTGGCCAAGATATGGCTCCGGCGTGGCCTGAATCTCCCAGTTCCGATCGCCAGCCCGAGGGAAAAGGATGTCCATCAACCGCGCCACAACCGTATCCGCTTTCACCTTGGCGGTACGGAAATAGATCCGGCTTCGTCCCTCCTCGAAATGCATGCCGGGGTCATAGATGCCCATGTACATGCGGTAGTCTTCCAACCACCGCCGTTCGAGGGGTTCCCGATCGCGCTGATCCTCCTTAAGTTCGGCAACCAGGCGTTGCGCCAGACCAGGGAGCTTTTCTTCAGCCACGTGGTGCCCCCTTTTCCTGCTTGCCCGTGAACACCGTGCAATCCCGATAATCCTTCAGGCGTTGGATGAGCTTTTGCGGAAGGGGCACACCGCACGCGCGCAAATGTCCCAGGATGGACAGGGTCTCGTTTATGGCCAGATACATGACCATGCCGGCCCGGAAATCGATATGCAGCAAGGCTTCGGCCTTGACGTTGAGCACACCGTCAAGCGTACTGGCCGCAAGGATAGCGGCCGCGTACAAAAAAAACTTCGCCAGCCCACGGCGGAACTTACGTCCCGACAAGCAATCGTCCATCCATCCCCGGGCAAAACCGAGGGCGAAATCCAGACACATCAAAAGGAAAAGTCCGCTCGCCAGTTTGTCCCATCCGCCAATACAGCTCAGCACCATGGCCAGCACGCCGGATACCGCCCCTTTCCCGAGCCATCCGGCGAGCAGATCGCGGAACACCTCGGTCAGATATTCCCTGGCCGTGCCCCACATCAGGCGGCCTCCACCAGTTGCAATGCCTGTGTCGCCTCGGCGCTTTCCGCCAGCCGCCTGGCGGCCAGACGCATCACCGCAAAGGCCCGTGCGTCCGTGGCGTCCATGGGCACATCCTCGGGCAGCTCGACCTGCAACCGGACATAATTGCTCCCCAGCCAGGACCGGCACAGCTGGTGCGCCAACTCGGCCTGGCCGGAAAAGATGATGTCGAGCAGATGCGGCGCCCATTGCGCGGCGCCAAAGTTCACGGCCTCATGCAGTGCGATCGGCCGCTCTCTCCGACCCGTACCAATGGAAACAAGAAAATGGGGCCCTTCGGCCTCGCTGAAAGCCAGAAGCGACGGATTGTTGGCCACCACCCCGCCATCCACACAGGCCAGGATGCGACCGGAGAGGTCAGGAATGGCGAAGGGCTCGAAGTAGCACGGTGCGGCCGAGGTGGCCCGGGCCACGTCGGCCAATCGGTAATCGGCATTCCCCCAAGACCGGAACAGCACGGTTTCGCGCTGCTCGATGTCGTAGGCCACAGCCATGGACCGCGTTTCGACGTCGGACAGACGCCGATCCCCGAACAGGTCCGCCAGGGCAAGTTCCAACTCCCCGGCATCGTACAGCTCGTCGGCCAGCCCTCCGAGGGATTCCAGCCGCTTTTTGAGCGAGCGCGAAAAGATCGCCGGGCCGCGTTCCTGGTAAAACTCGGCCAAACACATGGCCGGGATGCCGGCGGCCAGCCCCAGGGCCACGATACCGCCGGTACTCGTGCCGGCGATAAAATCGAAGTGCTTGGCGACCGACTGGCCGGTCCGCGTCTCGAAGGCGGCCAGGACCAGGGCTGGAATCAGCCCACGGATGCCGCCACCGTCAATGGACAAAATCTTCACGGCTTTGCTTCCTGTTTTCCGATAGGGACATCCATCCGTGCCTGGTCCATCTGACGCTTCCGGTCTTCTTGAATCCGCGCCGCTTGATCGCTCAGGGAATTCAAATTTGCTTGGATCTCTTGCAGTAGGTATTGCCCCGAAGCCTGCGGCACGACGTCCGTAACTTGGCCGGACACCGTCAAAAGCGGCCCGCTGGCCTTGCCCCGAAAATAGAGCAGCAGCCAAACCAGGGCCGACGCGGCGGCGAACAAGACGGGGGCAGTCAAGGGAATGGTCCACAGCGTGGCGTCATCCACGCTGATATTGAGCGCATGGGTCTTGCCCGAGGCCATGAGGATGACCACACCATTGAGCAACCATTGCGCGATACCGACCCAGACCGTCCGGGACCGGACGTAGGCCTTGGCTATGTCCTTAGCGGGCATGACCGGCCTCGACCGGGACACCCGGGCCCATGGTCCAGACATCGATCGGCGCGGCCGCTCCGGCCACGGCCAGCTTGAGCTTGTCCAGAAACCGGGCATCCCCGGGGCGCTCCAGGATCAGGACGATACCGGCATGCTTGCCGGTCGCCTCGGCATAGGCCAGGGCTTGGCCAACGGATTCGGCCCACTTGGGCGCGAAATCGAATTCGATGGCGTGGGTGTCCGTCTCGCAATCGACCCGCAGCCCTGCACGCGGAACGGTTTCCATGGCGCCGCCCTGCTCACTGCACCAGATCGCCTGGTACCAATGCTCGGGATGAACGTGCTTTGCCTGGGCGGAAGTGGCGCAGGAGGCGATCACCAACCCCGTGGCCAGGGCGACGAGCGCCACGCGCGGCCGCCGGTAGACCCATTCCCACACCGCGCTGACGCGCAGGGCCAGATTGCTGGACAGACCGCAATCCATCAGACGGCAGTAGAAATGCTGGGGGTTGAACACGTGCTGGAAGAAATTGCGCAGCTTACGCATCGGGAAGCCTCCCACCCGGGATTTGTGCCCGGATCTTGTCCACGTACTCGGGATTGGTATTGTGGGTGGCGGCGTAGGGACCGCCGTTGTAGGCGCGCAGCACTCCAGGCCAGCCCAGGCTTCCCAGGTAGCGTTTGGCATAGGCCGCCAGATGCTTGCAGCCGATGTTCACGTTGAGGACGGGATCATGAAGGGCATTCAGGAACCGGCCCGTGAAACCACGCTCCCGGGCCACGGCGCCCATGATCTGCATGAGCCCCCAGGACGCTTGCTGGCCCCACCATTCGGCGTCCGGATCAACGCCGGCACTGGCGGCCCGGAAATCCGTGGGCGGCACCTTGGCCGCGACCTCGGCGCTCGTGACGGCTCGAAACGGCGTATTCTTGCGGACATCCCAGAACCACCGGTAGCGGGGTTCGGGATTCCAGGCCCAGACATCGCCGCCCCCGGATTCGTGCAGGACCACGCCGCGCACGAGCGGAAACGGCAACGCCCATTGCTGGGCGCATTCGGCAACGATCTGATCCAACTGTCCGGGAGTGAGGACGAAAAGGGGGGACATGGCGGCCTCCGTGTTGGTGGCCGCCATGTCCGGGAGGATGAGGCTCTACCGAGAGAGAAGAAACGGTGGGCGGCCGTTCAGGCCTCCCTGTTAGCACGGGTTTTTCAGATTCCCGGCCGGTGATACGGAATTGGCAGGGAATGAACGGGAGTCGCTAGGGGATTGCTAGGGAATTGACTATGAATTTTTTCTTGACAGAAATTCATGCCTGCAAATCTTTTTTCGTGCGCTCCTTCCACCAACGGAGAACATTTTCCTTGTCCGCAGTGTAGCTATATCCATCCTTTTTTACTGGCATTCCTTCCTCTATGTAGCGCAGGAACCGGCGGCGTCCGATACCACCGAGCACTTTGCAAATTGCAGCCATGCTACTCAAAACTGTTTCTTCGCCCATAAATCAATACCCCGCCACGTTACCGGAATTTTCTGACTGCTCTTTTGGCTGCCGTTGCATCGCCGCGCGCTCATCGCAGTACGCGATGGCCCACACGAGCGCCGCCACGGCCGGGAAATCCTCGATCTTACGGCGCACATCCCGCCCGGCATCCTCGATCTTGGCAATAAGGTCGCGGTTTTTAAGCAGCAGGGCCGCCCGACCTACGATGCGACGTTGCAGATAGGGCAACCAGTCTTCCAACACCTGCCATCCCTTCCCTATGCCGGGGGCTGGGCGCAGGTGGATACGCGGCCGGGCCTCCTGGGTCAGCCGGGCGTTGAACGGTCGCAGCCGGCTATGGAACGGATGCCAGGGATTGCCGACCCAGACGGACACGGCCGAGCGCCCCAGGGAGTCGTCGGCCAGGGGGGCGATCTGGGAGGCCAGCTCCAGAAGCTGCTCCACATCCGCCTCGGCCACGTACTCGACCAGGTGCAAGACACGGATACCGTCAATGGCATCCGCGCGCGCATCCTCGGCCAGGGCCACAATCGCCCCGGGGGTGACCAGCTTGGGCCAGCACAGCCCGGCCACGATTCTGGTGAAGCACAGCTTGGATTCCGCGTCCCGCAGCCTGGTCAAACCGGACAGCGGTTCGACATAGGATTCGATCTTCATTGCAAATTTGTCCCTGCAAAAACACTGTTGGCGGAATAATCAGCCGCAATGCAAAAGTAGTTGAACGCGTGTCTGTAGTGATCCGGCCCGAGCTTAACCCAAGTATAGACCTTACTCCCCGTCTCTTCGTCCTCTTCCAACTTCTTGGCTGTATTGGAGCAATGCTTTGCAAACTCCTCAACAGCTTCACATTGGCGTGGGAGCACAACGACCTTCCTACTCAAGGCATCATGCGAGGCATCCAAGCTTTCCGTCCGATTGACGGAAACCTGTTTTTTCCCCTCATCCCAGGCATAGGCGCCTTTCTGATGGGCGCTGTACCAGTTCAAAAAAACCCGACCTGGGAACCGGTCCGCGAATTCCCGGGCCTTCCGCGTCTCAGGCATACCGTCGATGACGCACCGAATGATGTTGAAAGCCTTCATCAACCCATCAAGTTGTTCAAAATCGCGATACTCGCCAATATGCTTGATCACTTTGTTGCGCGGCCCGATAACAAGATGCAGCCCCTTCCCCTGGTCAACACCCATATAATTGGGGTCAGGATCGCTAGAAGCCATTCCATGCGAACCGCACAGCTTCAGCACGTCCTCTTCCGTGATCCGGCAATCTGCTTCTACATAGGCTAGCCCGAGCTTGTAGTTATAAAACGCGGCCATGTTGAGGGTGGTACGATAATCCAATAAGATTTCCTGGGGCGTCACGTACTGCGAAAAAAGTTGGCTGTACTGGCGGCCGCGCCAGTCCGTCACCCCTGGCCGCTGAGCCACCCATTCCCCCTGTGCCGGATGCAACACACCTTCACGACAATGGTGGCAAAGCAACACGACTTCTCCATCCTTCCTCTCGCACAGCATATCCGGGGCCACGCGCTCCCGGGGTTTGGCGCCGGCTTCCCATTCCCCGATCGGATCGGTCCACTTCCCACACCGTGGGCACTTGAGGAGCCAGCGCCGGCCATCCGACAGCTTGTAGGTCCGGTCCACTCCATAATCGGGCAGCGTCGGGTTCGAGAGGTCCAGCTCCCACTTGAAATCCGAATGGCCCATGCGCTCTTTCGACACGGCGAAAATCTCGGGTGACATCAGGTCCGACTCATCCCGGATGACCAGATCCACCGGATCGGAACGCAAGCCTTCGACCGATTTCGTTCCGCGAAAATATAGGTTTTTCCCGCGTACGCGCTTGAGCGAAATGGAATCCGTATCCACGACATACTTTCCGAGTGAGTCTGGATTGCGTTCGATGAGCGGCCCGACGCGCGACCGGGAGAAGTCGCCGGAACCTTTGGAGGACGGAAAGAGGTACAGAATGCCGACGAACGGCATGAACAGTGCACACCAGAACGCCCACAGGATGGCCCTCGTCGTATTGCCCATCTGCGCACATTTGATCTCCACTTGGCGCGGATGATTGTCGGAATATGGCTCCTGCAAGCATTCGTGACGGGAGAAGGAGAACAGGCCCCTATCAAGGGCTACCCCCATCTGGCAGGCCCACCCCCCTACCCCCCCGGGGGGGGCCTCCTCGGTCGATCGCACGGCCGACTGGAGTCTGGTGGTGAAGTCGGCCAGGAGCGAGCCGCGCCCGCTCCCAGCCAGCAATCTGGATGTCCGTTTGGGTCCTGCCATGGTCCTGACCTCACCTTCTGGCGATGCCGGCTGCAGCCCACGCGATCCGGGCCGAGCCGCTTGCCCTCTCTTGACGTGTGCATCCGACTGCGCTAACCCTCACAATCGGCGTAACACGTAACCGTTTGAAATGTCTCAGAATGGCCATTATGTCAACTTTGCCAACTTTTTTCTTCTGTGATTTTGGGTGGTTACAAAAAACCGGGTTTCGGCCAGTTTTCGGACCACGTTTTGTGCGCATACTGCATACCGATTCAATTTTCAGTATCACTAGCGTAGCACGAATACCCAAACTACCCTCTCACCACTTTTCCGGCTTGGCACGGTTTTAGATCTCGTTTCTTGACTTAGACAGTCCGAAATCGAGAGCACTCACTGTGGCGTCGACCGCCTGGAGCCGGCGCACAATGTCGATTGCAATCTCGGGCGCAATCTCTTGAATCACCTGCATGACCGTTTCTTGGAAGCGCATGACACGCTCAATATCGAACTTGGTGCGTTTGATCGTGTTGTCGAGTTCTAGAAGCTTCCGCAGTTCTCCGAGCAATGCCAGATAGGCCTTGAGCATTTCCCCTCGTCGCCCTGCCAAGCGTTCCAGTTTCCCTTTAGCCTGCCAATCGCCGTCCAATGCGGCCTGGAAAAGGGAGGACAAGTCCCTCGCCTGTTCGGCCAACGCTGCTAATTGGGCCAAGGCATCGTGCTGACGCGAAAGCACTTCCGCTTGAATAACAGGTGGCGCGGCATTGGACACTGCAGACTCACAGCGTTTCTTGACCTTCGAGACATACGCTTCTGAAACAGTGAAGCGCAGTGCCATCTGTTTTTGTGTCAAGCCTTCCTTGCGGCACCCGAGATAGTCTTGCTCTGTGAACTTCGCCATACGGATTACTCAACTCAGCATGGAAGTAAACTCTACTAAACTGTTTGATTAATTTCAACGTGTAAATCTTAACTCACTTTTACTCTATTTTTCAGTTAAGGCGGTACACTTTTACAAGTTTGCAGTTTATTATTCTTGATACTGCATGAACGCTTCACACTTTCTTCAAATTCGGCATCGCTTACAGCCCGACCAGTGGACACTGGCTCGTTACTCCCCATTTTGAGTATAATCTGCGTGAAACGAGTCCGGAGACGTTTGGGTGAGAGAATAATCCCGGACCAGAAGGGATCTTCTTGGGCCCACCGGATCACCGCTTCGACCTCATCCGGAGTTCTGGGGTTGTCGCCGGAGAAAAGCCGATCCATGTCCCTCGCCCACCTGTCCATGTCTGGCGGCTTTGCTTTGGGATCACGTTTTTGAACCAGTTCGAAAAGAAGCTCTCCAAGCCTCCGCCCGTTTTCGGGTGGAGGTAAGGAGGTCTTTAAAGCTAAAGGAGCAGGAGAAGGAGCAGGAGAAGGGGCATTGCTTGTTTGTGCTTGGGGCAATGCTCCAAGCATGCTTGGAGCATTTTTGTCTTTGCTGCCCCATCGGGCAAGGGCGGCCTTCCTAGCTTTTTCTGTTCGCATTTCCGCATGGATAGCATAGCCCTGATGATCCTCCCAATCATGAAGAACATACACTCCGTCTTCGGTAATATCGACAAAGCCGCTCTCAAGTAACGCATTAACGAATTTATCCGGCTCATCTTCCCAACCGGCTTCGAGCGCAATATCTCGCGGCTTCATTCCTGTTAGAATTCCAGACGGATGATTCATCGCGGTCGAAATCCATAAGTCGATAAGATAGTCCGTGGAACCTGGCCCGAGCAGCATGCGCAAGAGCCGTCGTTTTCTGTGTCCCTTGAAGGAAACGGCAATTCGGATGTCCGTGTTCATGCGAAAATTCCGGTTCGTTTGTGCGTGAGCATTGCCCAAATCAAAAACGAGCATTGCTAAATCATGCTCGGAGCATATCCATTGAGAATTATTATGTTTCGCAGCGAAACCAACTCTCGCTACGAACAACAATTCCCGATCATCAAAACACTGTGCGCGCGATCTGATGTACGCATTTCAGACTCCATGCTATCAAGGAAGTATGCCAGATAACCCATGCCGAACGACTCATCCTTCCTCGAATCGAACGTAATTTTTTCGATACCAAATTGGTACAGTCCCAGTTCCTGTGTTACGACCTTTTGCAACAATGAGATTTGTTTCAACATTGTCTGTAGATGCTGTCCACGGCTCGATAAAAATTATAATATCAGCATCTTGTTCGATAGCGCCAGACTCACGAAGATCACTCATAAGCGGCTTTTTGTTTGTCCGTTTTTCGACATCTCTATTAAGCTGCGCAAGTAATACAATAGGTATATTCAACTCTTTTGCAGTTTCCTTTATCGACCGGGATATTTCAGCAAGTTCCTGTTCTCTATTTCGAAATTGCCTGTGCTCAGGTGGTACTAGCTGTAAGTAGTCAATAATGATTAGATCAAGTCCGCTCTCGCGCTTCCATCGCCGACAGGCGGTACGGATGTCCGTCGGCCGATTGGCTGGTTTGTCATAGATATAAAAGGGCAGGTTCTTGAAATACTCTGCATAGGCATAAAGTTTATTCCACTCGTCATCCGTGAACCGGCCATCCCGAAAACCCCTGGCTCGTACATTCGCACCCGATGCGAATAAACGATTGCACAGCAGGTATTTGCCCATTTCCAAAGAAAACAGACCAACCTTCGCACCGTTCCCGACCGCATGGTCGGCCAGATTCAGTGCAAGCGCCGTTTTTCCGTTACCCGGCCGACCAGCGACAATAGCCACCTCGCCCGGGAAAAAGCCTGTTATGATCTCATTGAGCCTCCGCCAGGGGGTGCTGATGGCCCCACCGCCAGTCTCCCCCAGCTTTTCCAAATAGCCGAAATAGTCATTGAGAAATTCTGCTGGGGTTTCGCCCGCCGTATCCAAGCGGTCCCGCAGAACCGCATCGCTCGCCTCCTGGGCTTAATTAAGGAATTCTGCAGGTTCACGTTCAGGATCATAGGCGATGTCCAACATGCGCATGCCCATGTCCACCATAGCGCGGCGCTTTGCCATGGCTCTGACGATGGCCGCATGATTTTTGGCATTAGCAAGGGCGATAGGCGCCGCCTCGGTGAGGCTGGCGAGGTAAGCCGGGCCACCAATTTTTTCGAGTTCTCCCTGGCTGCGCAGCTCTTCAGCTACGGTGACGAGGTCAACAGGCTTACCCCGCTGCCACAGGTTGCTCGCAGCAGCCAGTATGAGCCGATGTACAGGGCTGTAGAAATCCACCGATCGCAGTTCGGAAAGAAGGCTGTCGAGCATTGTGGGACGCGTCAGGAGCGCACCCAGCACGGATGATTCCGCCTCCAGGTTCTGGGGCGGTACTTTTTTGCGAAGAGCCTCCTCCAGCGAGGCCAGCCCAGATTCAACCGGCCGTGATCGTGGCGCGCTCATGGTCGCTCTCCTTACCAAATACCAGTTGACGTGGTTCCATAATTTGGTACCGATTTGACATGAACACCCGGAATACAAAGACGCTCGCCGCGATCTTTAGCCGTCCGACTCCGGCAGGCATCCGATGGGAGGACATCGAAGCGCTCTTGCGCGCCCTGGATGCAACCGTCACTGAAGGCCGGGGTTCACGGGTTCGCGTGGTCCTGGCGGATGTGGCCGCGACCTTCCATCGGCCGCATCCCGGCCCGGTGGCCAAAAAGGGTGCAGTGGAAAGTGTCCGGGAGTTTCTGAAAAATGCGGGAGTAAAGCCATGAATGCCATGACATACAAGGGCTATACGGGAACATTTGAATTCATTCCCGACGACAACGAATTTCACGGTCACGTCATCGGCATCCGGGATGTCGTGCATTTCTCCGGCCGATCGGTTGACGAACTGCGGCAGGCCCTGGCCGATTCCGTGGAAGATTATCTGGAGCTGTGCGCCCAGGCCGGGCGCGATCCGGAAAAGCCCTATTCCGGGCAATTCCGACTGCGGCTGTCTCCGGATGTCCACCGACTCCTGGCGGTCGCCGCCAAAGCCAGGGGACAAAGCCTGAACGAGTTTGTGGTGGACGTTGCCGAACGGGCCGCCCGTGAGACACTGTAGCCTAGCAAGCCCCGCTCCAGCGGGGCTTTGTGTTTGGTGGCGGCTACCATCCACGGCGCGCCCCACAAGTGATCCAGCGCCCTCGCAGGTGCAAAGGATCAGACCGCGCATAGCGGTAACTCCAGCTGCTGCGCGGTAAGGCGCATCAGTTCAGATAAAGCCGATTGGGGGGTAAATGGGGGGTAGCGGCTGGGGGGTAAAAATAAATGCCAAGCGGAAAATCTTCGAAAAAAAATTTTATTATTATTTATTTCAAATGATTGGCGGAAGCGTATAGGAGTCGAACCTACCGAACGCCTCGCGACGTTCCACTGGATTTGAAGTCGCATTTTTCAGTCAAATATTGCCAGGACTTACCAAAAATATTCAAATAAAATCAAATAGATGAATGCTCAAGAATTTCCTTGGACATTCACGTTTTTCCAGACCGAGTGGAGCAAAATTGGAGCAAATTGGAGCAACATTTTTTTGGCTCTTCGAGGCGCAATGCGCGGTTGCCCCGGCCTTGGCGAGAATGATTATCCAGCCTCGGGGTGAACTCGAGGCCGGATGACCAGTTCACCCCGGGGCTGTGCGGTCATCAGCAGGAAGGACGGTCCTGATTTTCCCGAAGGATAGTTAACGCATCAGGCAAGGCGTCAAGCACCTTCAAAAGATTGGTCACGGCCCGACTGGTCAGGGCATCCCCCTTCTCGTACTTGGTGAACGCTTTCGGTCCACCGCCGATGAGGTCCCCGGCCGCCGCCTGGGTCAGCCCGAGCTTTTTCCGGATGCGCTTTATCTGCGGGCCATCCAACAGCCCTTCACACTTCGCCTTCATGGCGTTCAATGCCCGATCGGATACCTTCATGTCCGCACGCGTATAGAGACCTTCCCCACATTTCGGGCAATACCATCCTGGCATGGCAACAGTCATGGTCTGCCCCTTGTAGGAGAATTCCACTGACCTCACGTCACGAACCATTTCCGTGCCGTCCTCGTGACACACTGGATTGACTTCCATTCTATTTCTCCTTGAAAGAGAGAAGATCAAAGGCCGAAATCCGTCCAGCCATAAATTTTACATACAAAATACCAGCGGCTGAAGGCACATGATACACATCCTGCCACGCTGAGCTGTCCGCATAGGCAGTCATGGACTTATAAAAGTGCCTGCGCTCCATGCTTTCAACAACCGACATCATGCCCTCGTAATCGAAGCCGAGGTGGTGGGCAGCCTGGGCGGCGGTTTTGGTCACGGAGACATCGCCTCTTCTCGCCGCATCCTGGAAAGAGCCCAGGTCGTATGTCGGTTTTCCTTTTTCCATGAAGAAAAATTACCATAGAGGTACTTTCTGTCAAGGCCGTGCGCTCAGGACCAGGCAGAACTTTTCCGCCTCCCCACTCCCGCTCGCATAAAAGCCGCCCTGGCTATGAGGCGTACCGCCCTCCCACCGCAACCCGAATCCTCCGAGAGTCCCCTCTGACACCAGCGAGGGGGGGGCCGCGACTTCGAAACGCATCTCTCACCCCGTCTTCTCACTGCCAGTACGGCCTACCGATCGAGAAAATCGGTCAACTATCTGGTATCCATTGAGAAGAAAATCCAACATTTTCCATTTCTAGCTACCAACCTAAAATTACTGACTATTTTATAATGACCCAAAATCAATATTATTCCCCCATATCATACGGTGGCACACAAATAAACAAACACACATTATGGCGGAACATAGTAGCACAACTGCTTTTTTGCCAGTTTGACAGGGATTTTCGTTTTATGCTTATGCCTGGGCACTCACAACTTGCATAGACGACAAGGAGTACCCATGGTCAACAAACGATTTTACAACATCGAGGAATTGTCCATCATCCTTGGGAAAAGCATCGCATCCATTCACGGCCATCTCGCACGTAAGCAGTTTGACGCCGTTCCGCCGCCTATAAAGTTAGGCCGCCGCCTGGCCTGGCAGGTGGAGTC